CTAACAAAAGCACCATTTGCAAACGAGTCTGCTGTATCAATACGTGCGTTCAAGAAGGTATTTGCAGTTTGAATATTATTATTTAATGTATTTGCTGCTAATGATGAAGCGGCTAAAATTGTACTTGTTGATGTTGTTGAACTACTGAGTTGTTGTTCTGTGATGATTCTATAATAGTCATTTACTGTTGCAACATCTTTAATATCAAAATAATCTCGTGCCTCATTCCAACGAATTTGTGCGTTTGCATAAACAGAATTTGCTAATTGTAATGCATTGTTTGTTCTATAAACACTAAAAAAGGATGTTATACTTGGTGATGAGGCACTTAAAGTAAATTCATTCACGTTATAAATTGTTTTTCCATTAATAACAAAATTGCCGCCGATAGATAAATCTTGGTCAACCTCAACACTATTAAAATATGCTGCAGCATCATTCGCATCAATTATATCTGTAATTCTTATGGTTGGTGTATAAACAAGAGTATTTGCATATATTGTATTTGCTCTTGTTGTATCGGAAGCAAAAGTATTTACTGTACTAGAATATGTATTTGCTATTAAAATATTAGTGTGTGTTGTACCAGTAACAGACATTGTTCTGGTGTTAGCGGTACTATTAGCTTGCAATCTATCTGTGAATGTGGTATTAGATATTGATATATTTGCAGTATTAACTGAAGTATTAGCTTGTAATACATTAGTAAAAGTATTACCAGTAACGGACATTGTTTCAGTATTTGCAACACTATTTGCTTGTAATCTATCTGTAAATGTTGTACCAGTAACAGACATTGTTCTGGTATTTGCTGCACTATTAGCTTGTAATGTGTCGGTGAATGTTGTACCAGTAACAGACATTGTTCTGGTATTTGCTGAAGTATTAGCTTGTAGTGTGTCGGTGAATGTTGTACCAGTAACAGACATTGTTCTAGTGTTAGCAGCACTATTGGCTTGTAAAACATTCGTAAAGGATGTTCCTGTTACCGATAAAGTTTCTGTATTTGCTGAAGTGTTGGCTTGTAATACATTTGTAAAAGTATTACCTGTTACAGATAAAGCTTTCGTATTAACTGTAGCATTAGCCTGCACACTATTTGCATATAGAGTCCATACAATACTTGCGTTAGAAGTATTTGTTGAACTATTTGCTTGTAAAAATTTTGTATAAGTTGTGTTTACAACAGACACATTTGAAGTATTTACAGAAGTATTTGCTTGAACAACGTTTGCATATAGAGTCCATACAATACTTGCATTAGAAGTATTTGTTGAACTATTTGCTTGTAAAAATTTTGTATAAGTTGTTTCAGTAACCGATGCGTTACCAGTAGTAAGTATTTCATTATTAGATTTTAACGTTTGTGTCAATACATATGTATTGGCTTGCAAATAATTTGTATAAACTGAACTATTTGCAACAGCAACATCAGTTAAAATACTGGTATTTGCTTGAAGTTTATTTGCATAAACACTATGTACAATAGATGCGTTTGATGTATTGACTGTATTATTTGCTTGTAATGTTCTTGTAATTGTTCCGAAAGAAATTGCAACATTACCACCAATTATTGCATTATTTGCAATAAGTAATGAATTACCTGAACCTAAAACTTCCAACGTTTTGCCAATAGTTGTGTTACCGGTTGTTACAATACCTAATGTTGAATTTGTAAAATATGCTTGGCCTTGTACATCTAAATTTTTCTCTATTGATGCGTAGGAACCAATACCTTGTACTATCAAAGCTTTCTGTACGATTACATTACCGTTTGATTGTAACGCACTCTTTGTTGATTCTGATAGATATAATGTACCAGAATCTTTACTATAATCACTTTCAGCTAAGGTGTTGTTTTCACCAATCAAAGCATCTGTCGCAACCAACCAATCACCAAATGTGTTGGCATAACTTAACGCGGTAACTGTATTAGCCATTTTAACCTTTTTCTAATAGTTTTATTATCAAACTTTTTATTTCTGTTAAATCTTCTTTAAGTTCTTTAATTTCTGATTTAACATTATTTATTTCTTCTTTTTGAAACTCCATTACTCGGCGTCTATTTAAATAGGTTTCTAATCCATTTTTATCTTGGTTTATGATTGCACCACTTCTAGTGTCTCTAACCAATTTTGTGCCTTCAACTTTTAAATATGCCACGATCAACCAATTGAACTATTGATATCTGAGGGTAATGCAATACATCTCATGTCTGTCAAGTAAGGTACAATAGTTTTATCTGTCGTCAATAAAACAATTTTGATTGCAAACTGATTAAACGAATTATATGTTTGGCCATTTATTGATGTATATGAAACATAACCTTTTTCTGTTCCTAATGTTCCTGGAGCAAAAGTATATTCGTTCAAATCACCTCTAAATTTAGAATATAATGTATCTGAATTTTTTGTTTTGGTCATTAATATCCAAGAACTATCAGCAAAACCTTGAGTATCGTTTCTGTTCAAAATTTTATAATACACTTGTATGTCTGTTTTGGCAGGACGATATGCTGACAAATAAACATTCAAATCGCCAGAATCGAAACCTGCTTCCAGTACAACCTTTTTGGTTACATATCTTGTTGCTGCAGGACCACCATTTTTAGATGTTTCGCCTGCAATAATTGCGGCCGCGCCAGAAGCAGAACCTCCAGAAACGTTAATTGAAACTGTTGGTGTTTCTATGTATCCTGATCCTGGTGTTGTTATATAAATTGAAGTTATTTTGCCACCTTCAATCACAGGTGATGCATAAGCTTGTGCTCCATATGCACCCGTTGGCACAGAAATTGTAACTGTTGTGTTGCCTATATTATATGAACTACCACTAGAAACAATAGATATTAAACTGTTTGATAATTCACAGTTATTGATATCATACTGCACTGAAAACACACTTGTTCCAGCGTCTGAAATAACTGGAGAAACCGCATCATCTTGTGAAGATAACTGGCCATACAATGAAAAAGATGTTTCCGAATTTGCAATCAACACTCTTTCCCCTTGATTGTCATCCAAATAAATGTGTTCATACATTGTTGTACCATATTTACCTGGATTTATACCAACTTGTCCCGCAGAAGAACCATTTTGTAATGTAGCATCATAATTATAATTAATTGATGTTGATGATGGTACAAAATCGGTTGTTGATATGTTAAATGCATCTACCAATATATTAGAATTTGATGTTGTCGAAATCAAATCGGTCATTGCGTTTGCATTTTTATAAAAATCAATCTCAGAATCCACCAAAGTTCTTTGTGGTAATTTTTTAGGTATAACCATTCTAATTGATGGTGTAACATTAGTGTTAAACACACATCGTTCGGTTGTAAACATCAAATTTTGATTCTGATCTGCTTGCCATGTTTGTGAATTTTGAGAAATAAACAAACTACCAATATAGTATGCGGCTGATATTTTTGTAATCGAACTTGGATACGGATCAGTTGGTAGATTTTTCACGGTTGATGGCAAAGCATCTTCATTGTTCGAAGCAGTCCATAATGTATATTCATTTGATGAAGATTTAACAATAAACGCATACAATACACCAGATTGAATATAAACTGGCGCAGTGAATGTGAATTCCGTGTAAGCAGTTGAATCTAAGAATTGTGGTGTTTGAGAAACTTTAACTTTAGTTGGATCCAAGGTAACTACTGAGTGATCCAATGTTGTTCCGTTTGGATATCCATTTAGTGTACCAACAATTGAAAGTGATACTGGTGAGCCATCATTTATTGATGTTGGTTTTGATGCAAAAAACACCCTAATTGAAGAAAGGAATGCACCATTCGGAAAGTTTGTTGCATCAATTTGAAAAGTTTGAGCAACAGGATCTTGCCTAGGTGGTGGCGGTGGTTGTAAATCCGTTACAATTCTTCTTGTTTGAACTTCGGATGTATTTGTTGTATAAGAAGCATCTTTGTATAATGTTTGTTTGAAAACATCTTTTGCACCAGACGGAGATGCACCAAAATCAATATTTTGTTTATTGACTTGTAAACCTCCTGCATAGAAGGTTCCTTCTGCATATGTTGAGACTGTACCAATATTATTATTGATTCGATTGTCTAAACGAAAAACCTTTTGGCCAGTATGGAAAGTGTTTTCTGGTATCGTAAACACACCAAAGAAATCACCACGTTCATTCGTTTCAATAGGACCAATAGAATATGTTTCAATGTCCGCTGATCCAGAAATTGACACAGCTGTTGCAAGTGTGACTACTTTTGTTGTTCCATTGTATGCTGAAATTATTGCTGACTCACCCGCACCAGGTCCGGAAGTTATATAAAGTCTTAAATTTGTATAAAAATTTGTTGTACTTGATGCTAAAGGTGATAGTGTTATTGATGTACTGGATGCTGCGGCCTTTATTGTACCGCTATAGTGTTGAGTTGAAATAACACTACCAGAAGCAGTAGATGATTGATAGACACCTGATGCATTAAACAGAGCATTTTGTATAGCTAAACCATTATTGTATGTGGTTGTTTTAAAATCATTTGAAACATACAAACGTATTTTTGTTGTATCGGTGTAATTGTATACACCTTCAATTTTGCCTGTAGGTGTAAATGTACCAGAAGAAAAGTAACCAATAATATCACCTTCTTTGAAGGTACCTGTCACAGATCCAATTTCAATTATATTTAATTTACGAGTGTATTTGTCAACACTTATGTTGTCGAAGAAAGCATACAACTGTGTTTTAATTAAAATATCAGAAGCTTTAACTACAATTTGTTGTGTTCTCATCCAAGGAAGAATACTGATATCATTTATGTAACCATTATTCAATGAATACGTGTTGTCTATTTTATTATATGGTCCAAGTAAATTATTTTGTTGTTCTTTATACTTTGTGATATAAGTTGAAGAAAGTGTGGAATTCTGTATTGTTGTTTCTTGCAACCCAGTTGATCCGCCTGTCCAACCAGTGGTATTGGACACAGTGTTCCATGGACTAGATTGTTGTGATTGTAGACTTGTTATTGATGTTCCTGGAACTGTTTGCCAATCACCAAAAGCCAATGTGTTTGTTACATCACCCCTTTGAAAGACTTGTAGATCGGCATCTACAACCAACAAAGCTGGAGAATATGTTGTATCAACCCAAGTGTCCATGTTTGGAGATAATTTTAAAGTACCTTTCGCAAAAGGTGTATTAAATGGGTTCACATTTGTTGTTCTACTTGCCAATTTTTGTGAAAATAGATTAGTTGTGGTGTATGGTAGTGTAAAATAATTCACTGAACCATCTTTACTAACATTGATATTCAATGCAGAAATAGATGCAGCTGTTGGTGAATTCATGTTATACACCATTGCTAAATTCTTCAATGGGAAATTGTTAACGATTTGACCAGCTGTTAATTGTCTGGTTCTTCTATTAATATTTGCATTGAAGTCTGTAATTCCAGAATCTGAAGCTGAAAATCCAGAGAAATCGTCTACCATGATACCATTTTTGAATCTATTTAATCCATATGCATCCGAAATTTGCAACGAAGTTGCATTTTGTTCCAAAGCATTCAAAGATGTATAGTATTCAACACGGTTAATCCTTGTGTCGAGTGCTGCAATATCAGCCATTGTATAACGGCGGTGTTGTATTCTTTCTACAGATAAATCTGGTAATTTACCAATTGGTGCTTCTGTTGTTACATATCCAGTATATGGACTATGTGTAATGTTGGCTATTGTTAATGAAGCATCTGGTTCATTAGGTAGAATTGGATTAATTGAAGGAGAACCCTCAATTATTTGTAGACTTCTATCCTTGGTTAGAATCAACTTATCTTTACGACCAAGAAAATGTTCATAGTCACAAATAAAACTTGTTGTATCTACAGGCAATAAAAATCCAAATCTCGAATCTGATGGATTAGAGTAACGGAAAACAAAATTCGATTGAGCATTTTGTCTTGATGGTCTAAAATCTAAACAATCTCTCAAAGAGTATGTTGTTCCATTTTTACTTGTGTAATTTTGAATTTCTCTGTAATCATCTGGTGATGAAAAATCGGTATAAGATGACTTACTAAAATATCCATCACCACCGGAATGTTTATAATAATCAACATAGACAAGCAAATTGCCTACTGGTTTAGGTGCACCAGGTTTTAGTGTAATCGAAGCATGGTCATAGTAACCATCTCTTTGGCCATTATCGAATATGTAATTACTTGTAACATTATATGTTGAATTGTTATACATTGCAACTAAAGGTAATGTACCTGAAGATTTGGTATCAATAATTCTTACGATTCGTTTTACATCGGATAGATATAAAGATTGTTTTGTTCCTGGAGCAACAACTCCTGCGGCTTGTATATAAATTTGGCCACTAGAAGTTACACCATCATCAACATATGTGTAGGTATTAACTTGTGTTCCATTGGTTACAATAGTGTTTGCATTTGCTGTAACTAAATTTTTAATTTTTAAAATTAAACCTGAATTTGTTGCAACTGGTACATCAACTTTAAATATAATTGTTGCAGTAAATGCAGTTAAATCAGCAGTTGTGGTTTGCAATGTTGCAACAGATAGGTCACCATTCATTGAAACTGTTCTGGGTGATATAGACCAATTAACAATATCGCCAGCTGCAAACTTTGAATTAGATTGAGCATTTGTTACAACAATAGTGAAGTTTTCTCTGACCAAATCCGTGCTGAGTGTGGTATTTTCTGTGCCTATATGTTTCACAACACCCAAATAACTTCCACTCAATGATAGTGTGGCTGATAGTGTGCTGCCCGCTACACCAAAAGAAACCCCTCTAATTTCAATGAAGGTTGTGTATGATGCATCAGTGACGCTTGCAACATAAGGTAAACCTATTGGAAATAATAATTCTGGTTTATTTGGATTTACAAGAACTGTATCACCAAAAGGTAGTCCATTGTCTTTTCCTGTGTCATCTATTTTTGCTGTGCCATATATGGTGTAATCACTGTTATTAATCTGTAACATAGATTCCACGTCAGCCGTATTGAAATTCATTACAAAAGTTGATGTTGCATCTGGTGTTACACTCCAAGACCTATTTACAGTTGCAGTTCTTGTAGAACCGACATATGATGTAATTGTTCTTGTTTCACCTGCATTTGTTCCTGATGTGATTGAAATGTCAACACCAACATATGCATTATCTATTGATGATGTTTTTCCGTTTGTTGCTGGCAGAACTACAGCTATCGAATTTGCTGAAACAATTGTACCAGTTAAAGTTTGATTCTGTAAATCATATACCATTGCTTTAAATATATGTGTATTTGCATTGTCTGTTGGTGCGCTCTGATAATCCAATCCACGAATGTAACCTCTAGACACCAAAGTAGAATTATAAGTTGTTGCGTTAGCCGTGCGTACATCATTTACTGAAACGCAATGAAAATCCACTGTATTTGCTGATGTTACATCAAAGGTTCTTGAGTTTGCGCCATGAACATTTGATACGATAAAATAACTACCATAATTTATAACTGTTGTATCATTTGATTTTGATGCAGTTGTTCTTGCGCGACTTGTTGATAAATTAACAGGTGAAGGATTCTCTACACGATATCCATGTACATATGCAAGTCCTTTGCCAACACCCATTATATACTTGTCCTCATCATCAGGATCAACTTTTGGTGTTATACTGAAATCACTTACAATATAATCACCATTTGTTTCATAATCACGTTTTGCAAAATAGTCATCAATAACTGCATAAACTGAACCATCGACCATTTTAAAAACATTGCCATCTTCAACACGAAGTAATTCAATAAACAATTGGTCGTCACCAAAATATAATGGTTTAGTTGTTAACGCCAAAGCGATTACATATCTGTCTGCACCTGGTGCTTGATAGTTTGATGCACCAACAGCAGGATCCAATAATGATGCATCATTTGCATAGTCAAAAATTGTTTCGGTAATTTCTAGTCCAACTCTTTTAGATGGTGTGCTGTCATACTTGCTTAATATGATTGTTGTTGGCTCAATTTGAACAAAGTTACCAAGAACATAGAAAACACCCTTAGCGATAGAAATCACAGAAGATTCTCCTGTGGCACCATTTGTAATTGCTTGACAAGCTTTGTTAGAATTTACATCAAAGATAACTTCATTATCTGAAAACTTTGTTCCTGATTTGTATACAACAATTAACGTTGGAGGATCACCTTCACTCGTTGTGCCTGTTGATGGTGCTGTTGCAACAACTCTTGCTACAACTGTTCCAAAGGTATTTGTTAATAATAGTCCTTCAAAATCTGCAATATCAATAGTAACACTATTGTAAGTTGCTTGTAATTTTATATAATAACAATTAAAATTCGTGGTAATTTGTCCGCCAGTGACTGGAGAATTTTCTTTGAATATATTATTGGCAAACTTAGTAATCTGATCCTGTAGAATCGTTTGTGCCTGTGTTAATTCTCTGGCCTGTACAGCCTTACCTGGTTTGAATAGAATTCGATGAAAATTTTTCGCATCATCGAAATCATCATAGTAAGGATCAACGTTAAAATTTAAAGCCATTTTTTTCCCTTAGTAACCTAATACAAATTTAAATTGTTCGATGCCATCATCACTTCTCTGTACGCCACTTCTGTTCTCAATGTACGCCAAAAGACCCGAATGAATTGCAAAATTTGGAGTGTCAAAAGACAGTAACGTTCTTGTGATTTTTGAATTCAAACCAAATATTGGACTATTTTCTGCTGGAGTTCCAGATGTATTTATTAGCTTAATTAGATTGGAAGCAACATCAAAATTTAAAACAGTTGCAGTAAATGATGGATTGATAGATGAACCTTGATAAACAACTTCATCCATAGTAAAACCAGCGTCAGCGCCAGGAGCAACAACGACATTTGTTGTTGTGCTGTAAATTATTCCGTTAGCATAAGTCGGATTAGATTGTCTTGTTGTTGGATTTACGATTAATCCTAATTGGTGAAAGTCAATATCTGTTGGAATATAACCACTCTCATCACCTTCAAATTGGCATGTTAACATAACGTGGTCACATCCTAGTTCCGAAATTGGATCAAATCCATGTCCACCCACTGGTGATGTTGCAACAAAAAGTGATGAATTGCCACCCAAAGAAGAAGTTATTGATGCGTTAGCATAAGTGTAATTTGAACCAGAATTGGTAACAATTATATCCTGTATTGCACCATTAGAAACATTTGCGGTTGCAGCTGCACCAGTCCCATCTCCTGTTATCGTAACGTACACCACAGCGTTACTAGGATCGTAACCTGACCCAGCATTAACAACATTGATAACATCTAGACTTCCTATTCCAGCAGTGGTCACCAATGGATTTGGTGTGTTTGAACCAATTGCCACTGGAATCCATTCATTGTCCATAAATTTTAATTTTAAACCAGTATCAATGGTATACATAAACTTCCATTTATAACCATCATCACCTTTAAATATTTTATTTGCACCGTATGTACCTGGTTCAAAATATGGTTCTAATATGGAAGGTTGTCCATTATTATTCCATAAACATTTGAATACTTGGTCGTATTTGTTTTTAACATAAAAGATTTTTCTTAAATATCCATTCGCATCTTTTTCAAACATATCAACTTCATCTGAAAAATAATCATATTTTACACCAGAAGTCCAGTCAATTCTTTCTATCACTGGAGATATATCACTAGGTTTTAATTGTTTTACTACAAACATATTTTTAAATATTTGTTTGATAGATTTTAAATCTGCTGTAGGCACTGGAGGATTTTCATTATCTGTCCAAGGCAAAGGTTTTGCCAAGAAGCAATAATAAGTGTTTATTGGCTCAATTAGATTTGGTGGAACAACAGCTGCGGGTCCATAATACACCAACTGTATTTGAGAAACTTTTGAACCGTTTGTAAGAATATTTTTATTTGCCATGGTTTATTTATCTGTCATTATGAACTATAGGTGAAATATATGCCCGCTGTGTTAGCAATATTAATATTACCAATCATTGATCCATGAACGGAACAACGATACTTGTAATTGCCAACAGATGTATGTGGAATTCTCCATAATAATAATCCACTTGTTTTACCTTGTGCGGCTGATCCATAGGAAATTGTTCCTGTAGGTGAAATGTGAACTAATCCTGTGTCAAAGTCAGCACTATTATCACCTGTTCTAATATGAAATGGATGAGATGCAGAAACAGAAGCTAGATTAAATCCTAAAGTTGTAGCACTAAAAGTTGATATATTAGGATTGTTTAATCCTGTATATTGAGAAAAAATATAAGCTGAGGATCCGCTTGTAGATACATCCAACACAGTCGTAGCACCAAATGTTAATACTATATTTGAAATGGTATTTGCAAAGTTAAAGGCTGCTTGTGCATTTGTTTCTGCTGTGTTAGATTTATTGAAAGCGCCATTAGCAAAAGACGCAGTAGTATTCTGTGATGCGTAAGATGCATTGGCTGTTACAAAAGCACCGTTAGCAAAACTTGCGGCCGCATTAGCGGTTACAAATGCACCATTAGCAAATGAAGATGCTGAATTGGCTTTATCGTAAGCATTATTAGCCTGTGTTCTTACCCATGCATCTGTACCACCTGTATTTGCTTGAGCATAAGCTGCATTAGCGTGAGCAAAAGCACCATTAGCAAATGCAGCAGTGGTATTCTGTGATGCATAAGATGCATTGGCTGTTACAAAAGAACCATTAGCAAATGCAGCAGTGGTATTCTGTGATGC